GTATTAGAATAGGTGGAAGAGCAAACTTATCAATCAAGAGGTCTTAAAAAATGGGCTACGGCTACGAATATCCAGCAGCAATCATCATTACTAATACGGCTGCCCATACAGGCAGATTTGGTAAGGTGCATTGTTTGACAGACGCAGAGGCAACTTTTGTTGCTGAGAATATTACAGAAAATGGTTCTTCTACTATTAACGGCATCACAATGAAAGCATCTTCTGAAGTTTGTGGAGTCATAACAAGTATTACTTTAGCTAGTGGTCAAGTCATAGCTTATTACTTATGAGCCTCGCTAATGCACTAAAAAAAGCTGCTAGTGCTTCACTAAAGAAACTTGGTGGTGATGTGACTATCAGACAAGTAACAGCAGGGGCATATAATACCACTACTGGAGCAATAACAGAATCTACATCTGATACCACTATCAAAGGTGCATTAAGTAATGTTTCAAAAAATCAGGTCAATGATTTGATTGAATCACAGGATAAGTTGCTAACTATATCTGCTGGAGATTTAACATTTGCACCTACAACAAAAGATAGAGTTGTTATAAGTAGTGTTGAATTTAAAATTATTCAAGTTGTTATAAATGAGCAAAATAATACACCAGTAAGTTTTGATCTTATCTTGAGGTAAACATGACAAGAAAAATATCTATCACTGAAATTCCAGATGTGATGGAAGATGCAATAGTATTTCTTGTTGCAGCTACAACTTTGGAGTGGACAGCAAGAGTAAAGAAAGCAACTCCAGTAAGAGTTGTTTATGAAGGCGAACCAAAAGAAGGGGGAGACTTAAGGAACGCATGGCAGACAGATATCAAACCAACAACAGGAACTATCATAAATAGTATGAAATATGCAGAGCCTGTTTGTTTTGGCACTAATCTTCCACCTTCTTGGGGCAAACAATATAGGACAAGACAAGGCACTATTGCTGGATTTCCAGAACTTATTGGAAAAGAATTACAAAAATGGTCTTTAGAAGAATATGAAAAAATTAAACGGAGATTATAGTGGCTGCTACAGATTTAAACACAGTTAGATCCACAATAGAGGCTAGGTTAGCCACAGAGTTAGCCTCAAGCCCAGCAATCCCTGTTGTATTCAACAATATGACCTTTGACTCAACAGCAGAGGATACTTTTGTTCAATGTATTACTAGCTTTGGCAATAACTCTTATTTAACTCAGGGAGGATCAAGTGATTCTGATAACCAGATTGATGGTCTTGTTTTAATGAATGTATTTACAGAGGAAGGTCTTGGGGCAGGGTCTAACTTTACAATTTGCAAAAGACTTAGGGACTTATACAATAGAATTACAGTATCAAGTGTTATTTTTGA